CTATTTCTCCAGCAACAGTGAGTACACCATTACCTAAAGTAAGTAGGTCTACATCATTAGCCCCTCCTATAGTTCCTGCACTCTTGATAACTATATCGTCGGCAACAGTCAACAACCCAGCAGAACTCAGCGTCATATCGCCATTGCTCGCTCCGGGAGCAGCAGATTCGCTAGCCCCTGTCACAAAGACTAATTCTGTAGCATTGTTATCGGCAGCAAAAGTCCCTTCTGATCTAGCAAACACAGAAGCTGAAATCAATATAGAATCAGTGCCGCTAGATTCATTCGGTGCAGCAAAACAAATTTGCCCCAGAATATCATTATCAATGATAGCTGTGTCCGATACGTTCTGTAAGGTTATTGAATGAGCCATATAATAAAGTTCCTTATATTATATAATATACCAAGTGTCAGCAGCGCCGACAATAACAGTAACACTCTCATGCTGATGGTAAAGAACAACGGTAGTTCCTCCATCAATCGTATCGTCTCCCGCTCTAGTTACTTCCACGGCTCCAGCGCCACTGTCTAGTTTTTTGATAGTGTACTTAGCTCCAACATTGCCTGCAGCAGCTACAGGTAAGGTAGCGACTCTATTCGATCCGCCAGTAGTAACTCCAGTGAAACCTTTGCTTACAGTAACGCCGTCATTGGTTATGATTTCTACTGAGTCAATAAAGACATCACCTTTAACTGAGCTATTAAATGTTGCGGCTCCAGCTGCGCTCATATCTAATGTTAGAGCGGTAATTGCAGAACTATCATCAACACCTTGGAAGATCATATCTTTGTCACCGACTAAAGACTTGATAGTAAGGTTGTCACTGTCCATACTTACGTGACCAACATTAGTACTACCATCTTTGAATATGACTTCATCACCACCAGCGTCAAGAACAATATCTCCGGCGGAATCTAAGGTTATAGTAGTACCATCTGCTTCAAAAGTACCGTCAGCTGTAATAGTGATATTAGCGGCTGCAGCATCGTCATCAGTGGTGACAATAGAAAATGCTCCATGCTGAGCAACCGTCATAACTACCTTATCGCCGGTATCTTGATCGTCATGAATAGTAAACGTAGTCCCATCAACATCAAAATCAAAGATTGTGATAGACCCATCATCCATCGTGACATTACCGCCATCAGCACTAAGAGCTATATCTCCACTTGAGTCGATAGTAAGAGCTCCAGCAATAATAGTATCTAAACTAGAGATAGTTAAATCACCACTAGAATATGTGACATCTGAGAGATCATTAAGAGCGCTAGCTCCGCCACTACTAGTAGATGCCCAAGTTGGATTAGCCCCAGTACCCTGTGTCTTTAGGAAATGTCCATCAGTACCAGCACCAAGCCTAACAAACTTACTGCCATCATGATAAAGGATATCACCTTGAGCTCCAGAAGGAACATCAAAACCGACAGAAAAACTAACCTCTCCTCCAGAGGATATTGACATAGCGTCTGTATCACTGGCAGAACCTATATTGCCTCCGTCAGCAACTATGAAGCTAGAACCTTTAACCTGACCCGAAGCACCATAGATAATAGCCTTACTATTTACAACAGTGTTTGCGGCTGAGCCATCCAATAAATTAAGTTCTGCTGGAGTAGAGCTGATTGCAGTAGTGCTAGCAGCAGCTAATACTGGAAGATAGTATGTACCCGCTGACATAGCTGGCAGATTAATCGTAGCATCTGCGGTAGGATCGACAATAGCTAGTGTTGTCTCATGTGCATCTGCAGTAGAGCCTTCAAACACAAACGCATTGGTAACATCTATCTGCGTTTGGTTGACAGATGTTGTCGTTCCATTAACAGTGAAATCTCCAGTAACAGTTAGGTTGTCATTAATTGTAACTTCTGAAGTCGTATGTCCTATGGATATTGCTATTCCGCTAGTTTCAGTAGCTAGTTTTAAAACGCCGGTAGCGTTTGTAATATAAGAATCAGTACCGTCGTGATATAGTTGCATATCACCACCAATACCGAACTTTAACACGTCGCTATCTTGAAACTCGAAATCTCCATTGTTGTCTAATAATACAAACTGTCCTGAGCTTGACGTGGTCTCCCCTTTAGTGAGACCAAATGCAAAGGGTGAATATGACATTTTATGTCTCCTTAATTATATAATAAACCAATTACTGTTATCTGAAACCAGTGTCACTGATTCATTTGAATATTTAAGCGATATAGACGTTTCGCCATCTATAGTCTCGCTCCCCGTTCTAATTATATTAACTCTATATGCAGTAGAATCTGTTTTCTTTATTACTACTCTTCTACCTCCATTACCAGTAGCAGCGTAAAGTGTGACTGTCATAATACCGCTACTAGCATTACAGAAAACTATTTCATCATCCGTATCAAGGCTTTTGTCACTCCCGGCATTCGTGAAGGGGCTTTTCCTATGAGATAAAAATCCCAATGTGTCTATATAAACTGCCTTATCTGCTGGGTAAGTTGCGTATACACTATGGGTGCCAATTGCAGATAGAGATATCTTACTACCGCTACTACTGCTTGACAAAACGGTATCTCTAGATAGTGTGTCTGGAGAACCATCGGTGATAGTACCGACTCCGACTTCCCAAGCAGCGCCATTACCATCTTCTATAGCGTAGTAAGTTACATTACCATCACCTATAGAACTAACAAAAGACTGAAAGCCAGTAACAGCTCCGTCTAAGCTGATAGTACCAGTACCAGTGGTAGTAGTGGTCTCTTTTACTCTATCTTTAAGTTGAAAAGCCATATAATCTCCCGAGATTAGATGTGATCCTATTCCATATATCTGTATATACACAAAAAAACCGCCTCGCTTGCACGAGACGGTCCTTTTTTATGGTATTGAGATAACCTATTAGAATGAGCCAGCGAGAACTCTTCTGTTATCAAGAACACCAAAACCAATTTCAGCCCAACCGTAGTATCCCTGACGTTGGTGTCTGTGAAGAGCTTCGTCTTCATAAACTTCAACTTCTTTCTTAACAGGCATTACGAAGCTGTCATTGCTACCTTGGTCGAGACCAATTACGAGCTCTACATCGCTAGTCTGTAGAGAACCACCTAAGTCACTAGTGAAGTAGGATTGGTACTCTTGACCATCACCGAACTCAAACAAGTCGTGAAGGTTAACACCAAAGATACGCACCAATGGAGCGGCATCATCGCCTGCAACGTAGATTTCACGACGTGAAACTTCGTCAAGCTGATCAACACCCCAGTTACGGATATCTTCGATTGCTTCTGGTGAACAGTAAAGATCGGACAAGCGGCCCGGAGCAGTAACACTGTTACCACCACCGTTTCGGCGCATCACGGTCTTCATTAATGATACTAGACGTTTGGTGAACTGACCAGCAGCTGCATCTGCATCATAAACCAAGATATTTCTATCAACAGCAGCAGCGAGCAAAGTGTGCCAGCCGTCGTCATTGATTTTCTTAACAAATGAGGACTCAAGAACCTGCATCGCGCGAGCAACAACACCCCAGTTAGCTTCACGAGCATATTTCAACAAGAAGTCGATTGAGCTTGTGATGCCATAGGTGTTGACCATTACGTAGTCGCCTTCGACGCTACGTTCTGGAATACGACCGTGTCCGGGATTAGTGTAAGCGATGTGCTCACTTTCTGTTCCGGGAGCTAAGAGGTCAAGAGGAAACTCAGGTGTGCTACCCGGCTCAAGAGGCATAGCTTCATAAATTGAAGTTACAACATCCCCGAATAAAACACCCTTACGAAGTGGCAATTCCAAAGCTTTAGCGATTTCACGCTGAGCTTCAATAGCCACTGCTTTATCTGAACTACCGGATTGCTTAAGCAATGCGATAAATTCATCTGAAGGACGATTTTTCATATTCATTACATATTCTCCTTAAAGAGGGCTTTATACGTTAGTATTTGGAAGGTCAATATATACCTTAGCATAACCGTCTTCATCGACCGTAGAAAGGAATCTTCCTACAATACGAGTTGAACCGTCAGCATCGGTATCGTCGTTAGACAAGTCAGCGATGGAAATATTTCCACTGTGAGCCACATAAGCTGGGGCACCAGCAGTAGGAGTAGTTCCTTCGATGTTATTAGTAACAACATAACCCTTACGGAGAAGTGTTACCTTACCACCCTTCTGTACTTCGTCCTTGTGTTGATTAATATGTTGACGAGTTAGGTCAATATTAACCATGTCATTTACCAGCAGTCCAACAGGAATCTTACCGGATGGGAGTGCTGCATAAGTAACCAAAGCGCCGCCTTGATCCATAGCTGCACCAGAACCAACAGTGTTGATCGAAGCAACACCACCTCTAGTAGCTACTTCATTCATGAAAAAGCTAATGTCAGTCTGTTCTTCATTTCTATCTGATTTAAGAGCCATTATATATTCTCCTCTCTTAATTTATTTAATCATTAAGTTTAGCGGTTGACTGTAAGAAAGAACCAAACCATTCGCTAGCTGTAGAACGAAGATCTTCAGATTCTTCACTCTCATCAATAGCTTCAGCCATGGCAACGTCGGCAACTTCTTCAGCTTCTTCTAGGATTTCTTCGGAAGCTTCTGCTTCGTCAATTTCCTCTTCGGATGCTTCAGACGCCTTGTCTTTCTCGGCTTTTTTGATTTCGGCTTTTTTAATTTCCGATTTTTCTTTCTTATCTTCTTCTTCTTCGTGTTTTTCGCCGTACTTTTTGCCCATTTTGGCAACAACGAAATCGAAGGTTTCATCATCGAGGCTCTCAAACTTAGCGATAGCATCGTCAAGTTCTTCACCCTCAAGACCGGCTTCAGTAAGAGCCAAAGTTCTTTTTTCCAAAGCTGCAGCCTTTTTGATTTCTTCAATCTGGGCGACTGCTTCTTCTTTAGCTACTTCAACAGCAGCAAGAGCTTCTTCAAGTTCTTTTACTTTAGCGGAAGTCTCGTTAAATTGTGTTTCAAGAGAAGCAATTGCTTCATCTTTATCAGAGATAGTGGCTTCAAAAGATTCGAGCTGTAGTTTCATAGCCTCAGCTTTCTTTTCCTCCATCTCCTGTTTCATAGTTTCATTAGTTGCACGAGCTTCAGATAATTCAACCTTCAGTTCGTCAACTTGTTTCTGTAAAACATCAGACATTTCATTCTCCTTTTGTGATGAAATTGTGACTAATTTACTTTCAGTTTCAGTAAGATTACTCTCATTCCTTAAAATTACGCTTCGAGGATTAGCAGGTTTTGAAACCAAGCCCTTGCCAGAGAAAGATATATTTCTTAATAAGCGACCTACTGTATAATCCTCATACTTTCCAGTCCCCCCATAAGCTCGAAGATGTTTCGTCAAAAATGCCGAAGCCTCTTCTCTTCTTACGACTTTGGTTTCACCTTGAGAATTCTGCAAGGCATAATCAAAATTAGGGAACATACATTCCATGCTTACAAACCACTTGTCTCCTTCTTCTATTTCCTGTACGATTTTAGCCATACGACCTCTTAAGTCTTGATCACTCCATGAGGTGTATAACACAGCATTTGTTATTATATTAAAGTCTTTTGGCGATCCCGCTTCGATCCAGTCAGCTTTAGAATCAAGACGATTGCCTTCAAAGTCAACTACATAGTTGCCAGTAATATGTCCAATGATATCTTTTTCATTGTGCATAAAGTTAAATTGTTTGTCTTCTGGGGTAGAACGAGCTTGCCACATTTCTTGTGAGTCAAAAACATCATCATTTTTATTCCAGCCACTACTGACCAGAACAGATGATAAATAATAGAGATCTATTTGATCATTGTTTTGTGCTGCACTTTCAAATAAGTTATCTGCTTTTGCTTTCGCTTCGTCTCCGCCTAAATCCGAAATACTTATGGTATCTGTAAAGTTTAAGATCTCGGAACAATAAGCGATGGTGGAATTAGAAGCAATAGCTTCTTCAAGACCATCTTTTATTTCTTGTTCATATATTTTTATAGACATACGTTTTTATTCCATTCTAGAATATCGGCTACAATGGATAATACACAAAAAAACAATTTTATATAGTTTTTTGCTAAAAAGTTAGGATAAAGCAGCGAACGTGGACGCATAGATATATCTAACTTCGTCAATAGTTGGCTTTCTATTTTGCAAGTTAGTAAAGTTGGCTTTCAAATCTTGGGCGTAAGAAGTGAATGCTTCGGAGGGTTTTGTATTAGCGTCTACAATAGATTTTACTATCTCCGGAGTTATCTCCATAAATGGTTTCGTTCCGGTAAGTATACATAGTTTTAGATACTCTACCTGATCAAACTCAGATTTAGTAAGGCTGCGAGCGTTCTTTTTATCGAAGTGATCTAAGGCCATTGGCGTAACTAAATCAGCGATTGTTTTCTGCGCTTCATATGCCCATAAAGTCTTACTGCTTAAGTCTATAGATGCCTCTCCACTTCTAGGAAGTACTCTTTTTTGCTTTCGTTTTTGCTGATCTCTTGCGTTCTTTGGTCGCCCTCCTTGAGGGTTTTCTGGAACTGGTTCAAAGTTTTCATCTCGTTGCTGCTCCGGAGCCGGCCTTTCTTCAACCTGCACTTCTTCCTCTACGGGAGGTAGTCCAATTTTTTCTAGATATGCTTCATTATCAAGAACATCTTTTGTCATTGCTATCTTTGCCACATCTTCTTTATGTTGAGGGTTGTGGAAAGGGCCAGCTTTCTTTGGAGCATTTGTATCGTTGTTTCTTTCTCTGCCTTCTCTTCTTACTCTTATTCTTTCAATGCTTGGAAGTTCACGGAATCTTTCTAGCAAAGTTTCGTGAGATATAATATCTCTGTCGGCCAACTGAATAAGTAGTTGTTTCTCTGCTGCTTCGTCTGACAGAATGATAGAATCAAAATGAATCTGTGCTGGGAATCTAAAGCCCATGGCTTTCTGTACAAGCTCTATTTCTTGCTTCCAAAATTCAGTCAAGATCTCTCTACCGTATTCTAGTCTCTCTATAAGTGTTTTAAGACTAACATAGTTATTACTATATCCGCCAGCGCCTGACGCGCCAGTAAGGGTTGGTGGAATACCCAGACCAGCATATATACTGGTGAGTACAGGTTGATACTTTTGATCGCCTAAGAACTTAAAGACTTGAGAATTACTTTCTTTAAAGTCAATCTCAGGACCCCACACAAGATCCATCGTGCCGCCACCAACATTACTAGCGAGAATATCTCTAAGCTTGTTAATTGCTGACTTAGTAGGAATGATTTTATTATCAAGATCACCAAGTCTCCACAGTCTAACATTAGATATAGCTCCGTCAAGAGCTGCCAAGTCAGCTAACTTCATCTTTTCTAACATAATGATATCATCTAAAATAGCATAGATCATGGGGTTAGACCAGAAGTTCCAGTCGTCTTTTTTATAGTGATATATACTGACTCTATCCATGTCTAGAACAATATCTCTTTCGCCTTTATTCAAAACACCAGTTGGAAGTGAGACATTATTTCCAAGTCTACCTTTATAGGTGCTAAGAGAGTTCATCGTGTTTTTTGAGACTCTCAATACATAATCATACTTTCCTGTGAAAGAAGCGTCATCTTTGTTTTTGACATAGACTGTTAAAGGATTCAAGAAGTCGTACTTCCAAGGCACTTCTTTTTTAGAAAACACTAGATCATCAATCTTCACATCTGGAGCTGCTGTACTTCTCTTTAGCTCCTGCTCTCTTTTTGAGCTGATTTTTGCTGTTCGTCTTTTGACTACTACGTTTCCGCATCTATATAAGTAGTTTAGAAATCTTTCCGATCTTTCGACACCATTGACTTGGTCAAACCATTTTCTATAAAATCTTTCTATAGACTTGTTCGGATGTACGAGTGTAAGACCCTGCCCAGCAAAGTCTCCCATTAAGTCAATCACATTGCGAACTATACCAACCTTTTCGTAGGCCTGCATACACATCTTCATTATGCGTTTTTGTCTTTTGGGGAGAGCTTCTCCCGGACGGAAGGCGTCGTAATCAGACCTATAAAAACTTGGCCTTACAGATCGAGAAGACTCTATGTCTATAAAAGTTCGGTAATCATAAGCGTAAGATTTTTGTATACCGTCATAGGCACTTACATTATCTGAAGACTGGCTGTAGGCTTTTTCTCTTTCGCCATCGTCTCCCCATGTTAAGTATAATTCATCGCTCATTATGATTGCCTTTCAGTCAATAGTATTGGTAATAGAATTGTAATATACAATACACAGAATTAATAAACATCACCCATATTTTCTGTAAACCAAGCTGGTCCTTTGTACATCGGGCCGTCATCTTCCTCTTTTATTATATACGATCTTTCAGCAAAACCCCCATAGTGATCATAAGTTTTAACTGTTTTATGAGCAGATAATCCTCTTGCTGACATATTAGCCATTATTAATGATGAATAGCGGTCTTTCCTCATTCTGCTTTTTCTTCCAGCGGCTACCTTTATTTCAGGAGTGTCCCATCTCTCTCTACCAGTACTAGTCTGTGTCATTATAATCATAGACAGTTCGTTTTTCAATTCTTCTATTTCCATAACACAGTCTTCTAAAGTATCATAAGTTCTACCAATCATATTGTCTTCTTCTGCAGACAGGCCTAGACTGACAGCATCAAACGCTGGGAATAGAACTAACTTATCTTCAAAATCTTTTCTTAGTCCGTGATTAGCCTCAGCTAGCCAATCCGACTTAGCAAACTGGCACATTCTTAAGATATGCAAGCCGGGTTCATCGTCTGTGTCTTTTGGTTTGTCATAGTCGATAACTGGCCATATAGCCACTTCGCCTTCTCTAACCTTATCTTTATCGTGAAGAGCTTCCATAACAGCTATACCACCACCTTGAGCATCTAGCGCAATTTCCGCGCATGGAAACACTCTCATGAGGTTTCTAATTTTTCTAGCACAATATGAATAGAAATCGTCTTCATCAGCTATACTTGTCTTAAGTTGCTCTCTATGTTGTTTTCTATTTGTCGTCCAGCAATGTACAATCTTTCTATGGACTCCATCAATCTCCAATACTACTATACTGAAGTTGTCAACCTCAGAAGCTGGGTCAACTCCAAATACATATGTTTTATCAGGATCTCCCTTAAGTTTAGCTTCAAAGAAAATTTCCTCTTCTCCAAATTTTATAGGGTCTTGCTCAGATACAACGCATCCTTCTATGAGAGACCTCTTGAAGAACCCCTGACTATCCGTTGTGAAACACGCCCCGTATTCCATTTGAAATATACCAGAATGTACTGTAGCTCTAGCTCTACTGACCTGACCTTCATCCATAAATCCTTCTGGTAAAGTGGTCACAGGCATTCTTATTACCGAGTAGTCTCGCCAGTTGAAATCTTTAGGCACTTCGTCTCCAAATACTTCTTTTAGCTTGAAGTCATCTCCTCGACTATCTACAATAGATTTATATCTCTTCCAGTACTGGGCAAAATGATTAAAATCATAATACGCTGTTCCAGAAAGAATAATCTGATTTGATTTATCATCAAACACGTCTGTTCTTGGCTGGTCGCTATTGAAGTCAACACCTAGCTCCTCGGCTCTTTTCTTCTTCGCCTTCATCTTTACTTTTTCTATTGGAGAGGCAGCTACTGCCGCAAAACCAGCGACGACGTTTTCAAATATGTCACGAGGTATAGAGGCGAACTCGTCAGCGATAATATCATTGGCGCGTTGACCACGAATCTTGCTTCCATCACCAAGAGGTAAACATGTTATTGTACTATCTCCAATATGCATGACACATCTATCGACATCCCTTCTAGGTCCACTGTTAGAGCCACACAGGTCTCTCAGGATCGGTGCATTCTTCCAGATGGTGTCCATATACTCAAAAAGAACTTTCGACTGTCTAAAGGCCGCACCAACAACAATGATCTTTCTTCTCGGCATGAAAAGCGCCCGCAGTAAAGGATATACAGAGAGTATAAACGACTTACCCATACCACGACTACCGATAAGCATTGGGAACTTCTTGTTCCACATCTCTTGCAATATTAAAGATTGAAAAGGAGATATCTCTATGTTTAAAACATATTTACAGACAAATGAGAAATACTCAGGCCTCATCATAAGCCAAGCTATCCTTTCGATCATTTTATCTTTATCTTGATCGTAGAATAGAAAATCCATAGGATTAAATAACTCATCCTCGTTGACATTAATTCCTAGCCAAGCATCCTGCAGGATCTTTTCTATGTTTTCTTTTTTCATTAGAGTCTCTTAATTATATTATCTATAGATGTATTTTGGCCTTTGCCAAATACTATATCGGCAAATCCATAATCAACAGCCTGATGTCCATCAAGAATCCAATCTTCTTTCACGTTCAATCTGCGCTTGAGGATTGCTTTTATTTCTACTGGCTTTTTGCCTTTGAACTTCGCGCCCTTCTTGCATGCATTAACATATATATCATACATCAGTTCCTTTGATCGTTTAAGGGCCTCAGCGTTCGATATAAACTGCTTTGTTGTTCCACTGGTCTCACAAGACCCCTCATGGATTAACCACTCTGTATGGGGGTGTGTGACCCTTAATCCTTTACCTATAACTGCTTGTGGTACAATACTCCCCATAGAAGACGCTGATCCATAGCAAATAAATAAAAACTTACACTTGCTTGCTTTTATCGCGTCATAAATTGCAAAGCCTGCATTTTGATCTCCACCAATGTTGTACTGGTGAATAATAATAGGATTAGTGTTTAACGATTCTAGCATAGCTAAGTTTTTGATAAACTCTACGGCGTGCTTTACTCCTATACCCTCATCGCCAGACTCAAGAAATATCTCTCTAGTCTGAGACAGTATTCCATAGTCGTGCCAGTTAGATAAGGCTGAATATATATGTGATCTATTAGTTCGATTCATGGAACATCTCATTCAACCTCTTAAAAATACTATTTACGGTCAAGAAAGCGCTTTGTTTGTTATCACAAAAAAGGATACTAATTCCGTACCAAATCTGATATTCCATTAGTGCTTTTAATAAATACTTGCCAGTTATTCTACGCTTGCTTATCTGCTCCTTAACATAGTTGGGGTTTCTTTGCCACATCTCATCTGAGAATATAGAGTTAGGGTAATTTATCAAATCTGTCATCGAGAACTCACACACTATATATCTAAAAGGAAACTCTTGCATCCTTTTCATCTCTGCATCAAATGCTTTCTTTTTTCTTCCAAGATTATTCGCTATTTCCTCTATAGAAAACTTTCTTTCTATACAGACCATATCTTCAAAACCTTTTAGTGTGTAGTCTCCAGTCTTGAGGGTTCCACTTTCCATTCCCGCACATTTGTCGTACTCTTTGAAGTACCAGCCTTTCTGCTCTCTGGTATCCTGTATGACTGTATATGAGGGTACGTTCTTCTTACTCATTTATCAATCCTAGTAAATAAGACTCATAGTGTGTTTCTTTCCCTGTGACTTGCTTGTGGCAGTCGTAGCATAAAGTTATACCGTTTGCAACATCAAACCTTAAAGACGAGGCACTAGCCCACTTTCTTATGTGATGGACGTACAGCTTTTTCTTTTTGCCGCTAGTTTTACACATCTTACAGCGGAACTTATCTCTTTTTAAAACTTCAGTCCTGAATCTCTTGTAGACCGGATCGTCGTAATTCCTCATCTATATCTGCCTCCACCATAACTTTTGCTAACTCTTCAAACTTTATTCTTGGCTCCCATCCGAGTTCTCTTCTTGCTTTGGACGGGTTACCAAGTAGGTAATCAACTTCAGCGGGTCTAAAGAATTCAGGGTCAATGTACACGTACTCCCCCCAATGACCAAGACCAGCATGCTCAAAAGCGTGTTCCAAAAATTCCTCAACACTGTGTGTTTCTCCAGTAGCGACGACATAATCGTCTGCTTCGTCTTGCTGCAGCATGAGCCACATTGCTCGTACATAGTCTTTTGCATGTCCCCAGTCTCTCCTTGCTTTTAGGTTTCCAAGTCTTAACTTAGGAAACATAGGTGTTCTTATCATATCTAGATACATTCTTTCTCTAGGTATTGCGATATGTTCTTCGTCAATGCCAAATCTGCATAGTGATGGTATTGATGTAGCGTTTTGTTTTTCCCAAGCCAAGAATCTTCCGATCCATTTGGTGATCTTACGAGTTACAAAGTTTTCTCCCCTTCTTTCGCTCTCGTGATTAAAAAGAATACCATTAGAGGCGTGCAATCCATAACTGTCTCTGTAATTCCTCACCAAGTGATGAGCTGCGAGTTTAGCAATGGCATAGGGTGACTGTGGAATAAATGCTGTGTTTTCATCTTGGTATTTCAAGTAATTGACACCTGTTTCTGTCTTAACAAGGCTGTCTCCTACGGTATCTTCTGAAACTGGCACAGAAGTAAAATTCTTACCAAACATTTCACTGGAAGACGCTTGGTAAAATTTAATATCGTGACTCCTTGGAGAAAC